AGTCCTTGTCCGTCGGTTTGAGGCCTGCCGCCTTGTTCCTGAGACACTCGTGAGCTGAGGCAGCGTCGATGTTGGTGCCGATGTGGAAGTCCGGCAAGAAACGCGTAAGGTCGTAACACGATGCCGAAGTCGTGGCAGGCGAACCGTACACGCGTCCCAAAAACACGAATGGCTCCTTGTTGGAAGTCACCTCGATCTCGACGACCATGCCCAGGGGCTCAACCGCCGCAGCAAGGTCTTGCCCGATGTAGGGGTAGGCACCGTCGTCCCCAGCCACGATGCCTTTGCAGACGTAATGGTAGGCCTTGTCAGGATCAAAGCCCATGTTGCGAAAGCTGATGTAGTGAAACAGTGCCTGGAGCCATGAGTTACGCACCGTGGTCGCGGAGCAGCCACTTGGAGTGGTGGATGTCAGGTTGTACGAGACGCCAGAACGCGTGCGGGCGTGCTGGTTGTAGGTGTCCCGCGACAAGAATGCCACTACAGATGCGAAGGCGAAGCCGAAGCAGGCCAGCAAGTAGCTGTCCCACCACGCCTGGACGCAGTTGGGCATGGACGCGTCGTACTTGGAAAAGTCCGAAGAGGCTAGCAATGGGTGCGCCTTGGCCACGGCGTGGACCTTACGCGCTGTTGCACCACAGCCAACGCCGAACGCGTACCAAGGCATGGACTTGAACCATTCCGCCACCGGCTTGGCCAGCATGCTCCCGTACCACAATGCTTCAGGGGAGCAAGTGACAATTACGCGGGCAGGCTTGCCGGGGGGCATGGGCTCCGCCTTGACGAAGATGTTGTGCACGACTCGTCCCACGTGACTCGTCACACCGTAGGCCACGTCAGCGAACCCGCGGGCATAGGCACCTGCGTTGGCCGCGGTCTGGCCAGCGAAGATGTAAGCCGCGTCGGGGACGAAGGAAGCTGCGTAGGCCACGTTCGACGACAACTCTGCCAGCTGCCTGGAGATGGCGAAACGCAGTGCGTTGGTTACGCCGACCACCTGCAGGGACATGCGTTCGAGCGCCCCTTCGCGGTTGGCCACCTGGG